ATGTCTTTCAGGCCCATATTTCACTTTCGAGTGAATCCGACGCCACTGAAGGCTTGCATTAGCAAAGCCAAGTGGTCGACGGTTTGGTTGAAGGTAACATCCCGAGGATTGCTCATTGGGATGGGTGGGAGGGGAAAGTCGAGATTGCAAACGCGATCCATGTTCCGTCTTTCGACAGTACACGAGCCGCCGGACTGATGAGTTAGGTGATCAAGATCAAATCCCGTGTAGGCATCGATGCAAGTATAGTCATCGATTTGACCATCAACGGTAGTTGTCCAATTACCTAAAACACGCAGACCAGGACGTGGGACAGCGGCTTCAAGCCAAGACCCCACGCTTAGAAAGCGATCAACGACAAACGAGAAAGGAACAATTTCCCACAGTGCTGCTGGCACCGCACCTAGGTCAAGACCTAGCATGCGATTGAGCTGCTCATTCTTGGTCTCAAAGACCTCGTAGAGCACACCGGATGAAACCTTCGTCTTGTGGACGGAGTTCCTTCGGATCTGCATTAAACAGACCCCACTAGGGACGATGGTGTGAAGCTCTTCACCTTTATAGGTTATTTCTTCACCACCACGGGCTACTGCTCGAGCAGGTTTCGAGGCATTATACACCTTAGTATACGCTTCGCCGATGCCTTGCAATTCGTATAGGAGGGGTTTCCACCCCAGTCTATACTCAAGCCAGGCAGCGGCAGCGGCGTCTACGAGTGATTTGCCTCTTTGCTGCCAAGTCTTCCTCGCACGGACAATCTTCTTTAGAAGCGTCTGTGCGTGGTTGAAAGGGTCTTTGAGCATACGCACAGTTTTTGCAAACTCCGCTACCGATACTAAACCCTGGGCTTCCGATTCACGCATACGCGAGTATGCAGAAATCATGGTCCTTGATTTAGCGTCGGCTACTCTAGACTCAAACCACGAAGGCCTATTCCAGTTTGGAAGGAATTCAGCCACCGTATCCCCAACAACAGCACGAGCACCCCAGCCCTCATGAGGGCCGAAGAACCAATTCACAGGTCGTGAACTGATTCGTGTTCGTGTCATTGTGACGGGATTCATGAAAACCTGACCTTCCGACTGCCGCTCTTTGAAGCGGGGAATCGATTGATCAGAAATCGTACGGAGTTCTCCTTGAGCTCCAGCAGGGCCCAGGTGTAGCCGTGGATCACCCGTTGGCGCGAGCGCCACCGTGTAATCCTGGACAACAACCTGAGCCAAGCTGATGCCCCCGGATTTTCGCGTACGAATCATGAGGTTCCTCCAGTAGAGCGTGGTAAGCAGGATTGCTTACCAACCAGAAAATCCCC